TCTGCTTTTTCAGTTAGTATTGTAATACCTAAAAGTTGTTCAATAATTGCTCTTTGATCATTTGCTCTCATTGACAAGAACGGCTCTGAATATGTATTAAGTGCAACAATGTGCTTAAACATATCATGACTCATGCCTAGTAAGTCGTGTATTGATTCTTGTGTTTTTCTACTATCACCTTGGCTTTCGTCGATCATTTCTTGTTCTTGATCGTTGATATAAAATTTAAGAACATTAGGTGATCTTCCTCGCTCAATACGATAGTCAACGCCGTTCTTCTCAAAGTGTAGGGTGACTAACATTCCTTTGGAATTTGTCTTGTTAATAAGATTATTCCTCTTAATGTTAGTCAGTGCTTGGCCGTACAGTGCGTAAGATAATGCATTGATTATCGTAGTTTTGCCTGTACCGTTTCTGGATCCGGTGTCGTCACCTCCTTGGTCTAAGTTTTCACCAAGCACGAGTGTAAGTTGCTCTCGATTGAAATCAACCGCTTGAGTTTGATTACCCACACTCATAAAGTTTTTAACTGTTAAATCTTTGATTCTAATCATTCTAAACCATTGTAGATATCTAACAACATATTTTTGTTGTAGTTTGCAGTATCTAGTTCCGCTATTTCGCTTGCAACAATTTGATCAACACTTTCAAATTGTGCAATGTCTAGATCTGTTGTTATCTCTTCCATTTGTTTTTGAGGAATAAGTGTAAGCTCTCTTACACCGTAATCTCTGATGTATGTTTCTTTGATAAAGTTTGCTTCTTCATAACTTATTGGCAAATCTAGTGTTACTCTAAGATACATTTTATCTTTTATAAGTGTACTAGTTTCATCAATAAGTTGTGATAGTTTTACAGTTCTGTATTTTGGACAATTTGGCCAGTTGATGTATTCTGGTTCTGCATTGTTTTCTTTATCAAGGATCATCATACCACGGTCATCATCCCAAGCATCTGCATAGTTGTGTGGAAATGCATTACCGATGTAATGAATTTTGCCTTGTTTTTGTCTCTTGTGAAAATGTCCTGAAAACACAAAATCTTGATTAACAAAATGTTCTGCTTTTAGATCACCGTGATCTGGCATCTGCACCATTGCGTTCATGTAAAAGCTCGGAAGCTCAAAGTGTCCGAACAAATACTTTGCTTTTAATTTTCCTATATTTTTCCACTCATCGCCTACAAGCCAAGGAACAAGTGCAACATCGTCTTCTTCGACAATTTTGTCTACAACAGTTATTCCTGGAATATGCTTTGCAAATTCAGTAGAACTTACATCACGTTTGTCCTTGTAGTACAAATCGTGATTACCAACAAACATTAAAACTTTGTCAAATGCTTGTCCTAATTTTTCCATGCTACGGATAGTTGCATCCATTGTAGTAAGATTAAGGCTGTTTCTATTGTGATGCCAGTCACCGCAAAACAAACATGTTTCGCAGTTATTTTCCTTGGCAACTTTTATGAACCAGTCTATAAACTCTTCACAATCTTGATTGTGTACTCGGCTGTTACTTTTCAAGCCAAAGTGGATGTCCGTAAAGACAGCAGCTTTTTTAAACAAACTAATTTACTCCATTCGCTTGTTATAATATACACTAAAAATGCACACCTGTCAACTATTTTTTTGACAATTCTCTTTCTCTTTTTACAGCCGCTTCCCATTCGCCTGCGTGTTGACGTGTGTAACTAGGATTTAAATCATTCATTTCTAAAATATCGTCTCGAATGTTTTGATTGCGTTTTTCAATGTTGATAACACGGACAAAACTGTTAGTAACAGCAGCAGTGTAATAAGCAAAAGGATTTTGAGATTTTGATTCATCAAATTGCAATCCAATCTGTGCAAGTTGAAGAATTGCTTGTCCCCGCATTTCGTCGTTATAGGTATAACCGCGAACGTTGCCACGTGTAGCATATCTATCACACAGTTTCATCCACATAAGTGCAAGTTTATCTGTAGCTTTTCCGTGATTTTTAGAAAAATACCCGTTTTCCATGCCGCCTATCCAGTGACTTTTACCTACACACACTAATTCGTCATTTTCGTTAAATTTATAGTGTTGGAAAGGTGGAAAGTTTAGTTTAGTTTTAGTGTCTGCTACTGTCTTTGGATTCTTTTTACGTCCCGGCTCGTCTGGAATATGATCGAAAGTCATAATACGAAAAATTAGTTCTTCTTTGGTAATTTTTTTGTAATCTACTTCACAATCTGCTTGTTTAATTTTTTGTCCTGCTTCCTTACGGGTTTCGTAATCTTCTGTAGATAGGCGTTTTGCCTTGTTACGTTTTGCTTCGGCAATAGTTCTAATATTGATCTTATCTATACTTGGTAAAATTATATCATACAGTGCATAATCTTTTTCTACATAGCTATTGTATGTATTTTTTGATCTGTGTATCTCTTTTAAAATGTCTTTGTTGTTTAAATAATTCTTCTTTCGCAAAAGTGTTCTCCTAATAATATATTTATTATAATATACGTAGATAATTTTGTCAACTAAATAATGTATAGGAGAATAATAAAAATGGGATTATTCAGCGGCTTTAACCAACTAACAAGTGCAATAAGCAGTGTGTCTAGTAAAGTAAACCAATTCCAAAACACCTTTAGTTCGTTACAGACTCGTGCTAATAGTGCATTAGGAGGACTAAATTCACTTGGTTCTGCTGCAAAGAATTTTGGTTCAAATCCTAGTCTATCTAGTGGACTAGCAGTACTTAACCAAGCAGGCAGTGTTGCACAAGATTTTAGTGCTTTGGGTGCTACATTCTCTTCTGGGTTTGGAAGTAGAACAAGGTTGGGTAGTGTATATAGACAAGGTGTTACACCAGGTGCAGAACCTTTTGCACCAAATGCAGCAATGGCAAGTATTATATCGCAAAATGTTTCGTCTGGAGGTATAGATGAAGCAACAAACGACTGGCGTGTTAGTTTATCAGTCCCTTATGCAATTTCAGGTAGTCCTTTATTTCAAGCATTTAATGCTACAAGTAAAAAACTAGTGTTTCCTTTTACTCCTACAATACTTTTTGGTAACTCTGCTAACTATTCACAAATTCATCCTACACACGTAAACTATCCTTATAATGCTTATGAAAATAGCCAAGTTGATAGTATTACAGTTACTGGAGAATTTTTTGCAGAGTCTGAAGAAGATGCGTTTTACTGGATTGCAGTATTACACTATTTAAGAACAATGACAAAAATGTTTTACGGTGACGGCCTAAGTGCAGGCAATCCACCTCTTGTTGCAAGATTAAACGGCTACGGTAGACATGTATTAAACAATGTTCCTGTACTAGTAGGAAACTTTACTACAGACTTACCTGCAGAAGTTGATTATATACAAGTAAAAGTTCAAGAACAAGTGAACTATGTACCTGTACAAAGTACAATTACTGTTACATTGTTACCGCAGTACAGCAGATCAACACAAGCTCAGTTTAATCTAAGGAAATTTGCTAACGGCGAATACACCTCTAGCGGAACAGAAGGATTTATCTAATGAGTATGAGCCCTTATGGTAAAACAAATGTCACAACTTCGGGATATTTAGATATCTTGAATATTCGCCCAATTCCTGCGGAAGATAATGATGTTGTTTTTGAGATTACACCGAACTATCATCACAGGCCGGACTTGTTAAGTTATGACCTATACGGCACAAAAGACTTGTGGTGGATTTTTGCACAAAGAAATATGGATATTATTAGAGATCCTGTTTACGATTTTTCTGCAGGTACAAAAATATACCTACCAAAGAAAAGTAATCTTGTACCGTTATTAGGAGCATAAATGGCTTTCGGAAGTTTTTTAACTACTTTTTCAAATAATGTTAGCACTGCAACTAGTTCTCTTAATAATGCTTTGAGTGGACAAAAACTTAATCAGCTAAACACTAAATTATCTGGAGGAGTCAGGCAGCTTACAAATCTTAATTTTGGAGAATTTAACCAAAACTTACAAAGTGCTGTTAAAGGCATTTCGGGTGTTAGTGCAAATGCTAGTAATGTTACTTCTACGTTTACAAGAAAACTAGAACAATTAAGTACAGCTGGCAAATTAGATTTTGAACAAAATTTAATCGGAAAGTTACCACTAATTAAAGACTTTGAAGGCGCAGCATCTCCTATTAAAGTTCTTCCTCAGTCATTAAATGCAGTTACTGGAGAAATAGGAAAGTTTCAAAGTGCTATTTCTAAAGCTGATAGTTTCTTTTCAGGCATAGATGAAGCATTAAGTTTAAATTTTGGTGGTGCTGGAGGCAGAGCTGACAGACGATACAGTAGCATATCTGTAGATGCTAACGGTAGACTTTTAAATCCGTTGAGACACTATGCAACATATAACTATAAAATTACCTTAGGGTGTGTAAGTGATGCAGAACTTGCATCTCCAGAAAGTAGTTTTAGATCAAGCGGTTTAACTAATGTTATATGTACCACAGGCGGCGGCAACTTACAAAATAGAGTAACAACCTTTGCTGAAAAAAATTACGGGTTAACTGGCGAATACTATCTAGAAGATTTAGAGTTAGAAGCTCTGATAGCGCCTAACAGTAAAACAGGTACAGCAACAGGTACAAAATTAGCCTTTACAATTATCGAACCTTATAGCATGGGGCAGCTTTTAGAATCTTTACAAATCGCTGCATTACAAGCAACATACACAAACTATATTGAAGCACCTTATGTTCTTAAAATTGAATTTTTAGGGTTTGACGAAGACTCTAAATTCTTACCTTTAAATAGTGCTCAATCTATTACTCCAAAATATATTCCTATAAAATTAACAAATATCGAATTCCAAGTAGATGGACAAGGTAGCAGGTATTCTGTAGAAGCTATTCCTTACAATGAACAAGCACTAGCAGATGAAGTTGCAAAAGTTCCTGTTGACGTTTCTATTGCCGGAAACAAAGTAGATGAATATCTACAAAAAGGAACACGTAGTTTAACAAATGTTTTAAACAAAAGGAAAGAAACAAGAGAAGATAAAAATGTTGCACCTAGCGAAGACAGATATATTATTATGTTTCCTATTGACAAACAAGGTGCTACAAAAGTAGTTGAAGGAGCAAGGGTAAACAACAACTCTGCTACGTCAAATCCTTTTGAAGTTACAAGAACTTTACAGAGATCTAATCTACCAGGTGCAGCAGACGGCACTCCAAACGGTTCAACAAAAGCGCCTTCAAATACTGTTTATGATTTACTTAAAGCATACGCAGAAACAAATGTAAACGAAATTGGCCGAGCAGTTTTAACTGAAAATAGTAATGACGGCGGCACCAGAGTTATGGGTGAAGCAGATAAAGCAGTATATCAAGACGGACCTATAAGATTTGTACAAAGAAATAAAGTTGATACAAAGGATTTGGAACGTATAGGACAGTACACACAAGGAACAAACGTTGTAGGTATTATTGAAGATGTTATACTCAATAGCGATTACGGTAGAGCTTTAGCAGAAAGACCTGCAGAAAACGGTCTTAAAAAATGGTTTAAAGTTGAAACACAAGTTTTTGTAAACAGTGACACGGGCACAGAACTTAAAACAGGTAAAAAGCCAAAAATCTATGTTTACAGTGTTGTGCCTTTTTGGGCAGATGAAGCTAAGTTTTTAGGTCCGGGTCGTGTGCCAGCAAATACTGAACAATTAAAAGCACAAGCAGTAAAAGAGTACAACTATTTTTATACTGGTAAAAATGAAGATGTACTTGATTTCCAGATCGAATTTAAAGGCGCATTTTACCAGAACTTGTATGCAGATCTTATGCAAGGAAACTCGTCACGCAGAACAGGTGTTTCTGGAGAAACAACAGCATCTCCTACACCTCCAGGAACAGAAGTATCAGCACCTGGCGTTGGAGGAACAAGTAATGGTGAACTGTCAGAAGTAAAGGCTCCTACAAGAGACGGATATCAAAAATCAGTAGTGCCAAACGGTTTGGGTGTATCAGCGTCATTAGGTACAAAACGTGCAATAGCTGAAGCATTTCATAATACACTTATTAATGGTGATACTGATATGGTTCAAGCAGAGATGGAAATTTGGGGAGACCCTTATTGGATACCTACTAGCGGCATGGGCAACTATAATGCTCCTCCTAGCGGCGCCAAACGTAATACAAATGCTGACGGAACAGTAGATTACCAAAACGAAGAAGTATTGATTGTTGTGAATTTTAGAACTCCTATAGATTACGTTGTCGGCGGTCAGATGCAGTTTTCGAAAATTGTAAAACCTTTTAGTGGATTATTCCAAGTAACACAAGTTACTAATACTTTTTCTAGAGGACAATTTAAATGTTCATTAAAATTACTTAGAAGAAGAGGCCAAAATGATACAGAAACAGGAGATACTGAAGTTATTGGAGAAGGAGATAGCCAAAAACAACAGTGGAATGGCAACAGAGACGGCGGCCAAGGTACTGGTGGTACAGCAGGACAGCCTAATAATCAAGGAAGTTCTACACCACCTGCATCCGGCGGCGGACAACAAAGAACCTTAGAAAGAACTGGCTCCACTGGAAAAACAACAACAACAGCTCCTAAAGGAAAACCAAGTGCCGGAGGCGGAAATCTAGCTACTATTACAACTAGTATCAGAGGACTTAGAACACAAGTTGCTGCGGTTTTGGCACCGAAATTTCAAGGATTAATCGACGAACTTGAAAAAGATTTTGGATATGAAATCACAAGTTTGGGCGGATATAACTACAGGTACATTTCCAATTCAAACACACTAAGCTGGCATGCTGGCGGAGTAGCAATAGATATTAACCCTGGCCCAAATCCCTACATCACTAGAAGAGGTGCAGCAGTAGTTACTGATATGCCTTTAAACGGTACAGGTAGTGCAATGACTGCACTTGCTGCAAAGTACGGGCTTGGCTGGGGAGGCGATTGGACAAGCTCTAAAGATGCTATGCATTTTTCCGCAGCAGCAAACGAAGGTGGTACTTTAACTGTCCGTCGAGGCGAAATACCAACATAGGGGTTTTAAATGGCAATTAATGATTTTGGCATTGGAGGAGGTGGATATACTCAAACTAGTGCAAGAACAGCAGCTGGTAAACGTGCAGAAGAACGTCGCAGATCACAAGAAGTTTCAAATTTATCTTCTGATGAAAAATTAAGAGAATTTAATCAATCAACAGGAGGCGGATATAAATCTTTAGCATCTTATGAAGATCCTGATGCTAAAGATCCACGGGGCAGAGGCCAACGAAACACAGTTTCTCCGGCTACTGAAAGTAATACAACCTTACCTAGTCAGAATCAACCTTCTGCACAGAACGGAGGAACACAAACAGTTTCTAATAGACCGTACATAGCAACTAATCCTTTAGATGATAGGTTTGATTTTAGAACTGGGCAAAAAGTTCATACTCTTTCAAATGCTACAGCAGCATTAAGTGCCCAGAGAGGAGTAATTGCAGGCGGTGCAAATGTAAATACTCCACAAGGACAAGCAGATCCTGATTCTTACGATCCAAGAGGACGAGATCAGCGCAACACACCAGTTCCACCGCCTGCTCCTAATACTCCGACATACGAGCCGGTTGACCCTAGACCGACAGGATTAACGTCAGAGGAAAGAGAAAAAAGAGTAGAGTGGGATAAAAAATATAGGCTAACACATAAACCCGATGGACAGCCTTTAACACAATATGATATAAGCATAGATGCATTTGGCGGATTATAATAATGGCAAGACCTAACACGTTATCAAGAACAGTAGTAAGTGCAGGACCACCTAAAGCCGGTGGTCCTTATGAAGCAATTGTTGTAAATCATCTTGATCCTTTCAATATGGGTACATTAGAAGTAGAACTATTAAAAGCAACATCGGGTAATAACCCAGAAAGAACTGGGCAATTAGTTACTTGTAAATATTTGTCACCTTTTTACGGTGTAACGTCAACCGGCGGAACTACAGCAAATGACGGATATGAATATACACAAAAAAGTTACGGATTTTGGGCTGTTCCGCCTGATGTAGGAACAAGGGTTCTAGTAATATTTACAGAAGATAATAGTAGGTATGGTTATTGGATCGGATGTATACAAGACGAAAATATGAATTTTATGGTTCCTGATGGAAGGGCAAGCACAAACTTAACCACAGGTGCTACTCCTAGTAACTTACAAGGATTTAAATTACCTGTAGGAGAATATAACAAGCGTATAGAAGAAGGTGCAGGAAAAGATCCTACTAGATTTAATAAACCTTATAACAAAGATTTTACACAAGTATTAGAAGTACAAGGGCTTATTGCAGACGAAATAAGAGGTACTACAACTACAAGTGCTAGACGAGAAGTTCCGAGTGCAGTTTTTGGTATTAGTACTCCGGGTCCTTTAGATAAAAGAGCTGGCGCACCTACACTGACCCAAGGTACTGAGCAACATAATGTTGGATATTATGCAAGTCGTCTTGGCGGAAGTAGTCTTGTTTTCGACGACGGCGATGATAAACTATTAAGGAAAGGTCATGCAGAAGAAGCTCCACCTTTTTATGCAAATGCTGAAGCAGGCGAAGCAGGCGGCGACGAAACTATACCACATAATGAACTTATACGTTTGCGTACAAGAACAGGTCATCAAATACTTTTACACAATTCAGAAGATTTAATTTATATTGGTAATAGTAGAGGAACAGCTTGGTTAGAAATGACCAGTGACGGAAAAATTGATATTTTTGCAAACGATAGCATTAGTATAAATTCAGAAGTTGATATTAACTTAACTGCTTTTAGAGATTTTAATGTTGAAGCGGGCAGAAATATAAACATGAAAGCTAGTGCAAGGTATTCTAATGGTTCAAACACAGACGGCAGACAGCTTGAATCAGGTAGGATACAATTTGAAGCAAAACATAATTTTAATTTAGATGTAGGTGCTGAAGGAAAAATTACTGTTGGAAATAGTTTACAAACACTAGTTGGAGATTCGATTAAGACAGAATCGGGTACAACTACACATTTAAAAGTTGGCGATAATTTACATATAGATGTAGATGCAGAATCAAACTGGTTTTCATCAGCAGCAATAAAAATAGGCACTAACGATACTTGGAATGTAACATCAAAAAGTAGTATGCATCATGATGCTGAGGGCTCAATACATATGACAACCGCACAAAGTGGTTATTGGCAAGCAGCAACTAATATAAATTTAAAACCTGCAGGAGTTCTTACAGGCGATGCTGGAGAAATACATTGGAATAGTGGGTTAACAGCTGATGCAACAAAAGGTACAGTTGCTGACCCTGCTGAAGTTCCTGTGCCTGTAGTTCTTTTACCAGAAATAACATTACCGCAAATAACTCCAGGAATACCAGATCCTGGAACATACAACACTATTCTAACAAGAGCGCCACAACATGAACCTTGGCCTCATCATGAAAACCAAAACCCACAATCATTTAAAACTGAAGTATTAGATAGAGAGAGTCCAGGACAGATTATTAACGGGCAACCTGCTCAAACTCCTGACACATTTAGGAAAAATGCTAACAATCCTCCTGCTGCCGGAAATCCTGCAATATCTAGTACAGGGAATCAGTCTGCTAGAGGATTTGTTACACAACCTTCAAGAGATCCTAAATCACCTAGTGCGGACAGAACTAAAGACAGTAGTTTACAAAGACCAGGAAAACTTACTGCTCCGGTATTAGGACCGAATGATGTTCCAGGTACAATTGATGGATTTACCAAAGCAGAAACAGCAAACTATATGAGTGCTATAGGACAAAGAGAAAGCGGCAACAAATATGATGTTGTTAACACTATAGGATTTTCCGGAAAATACCAATTTGGTTCTGCTGCACTTCAAGAGGCTGGTTATATTATTTTAGGATCTAGTAATAGGAATTCGACACTTGATAATCCAAATGCATGGACCGGTAAAAACGGAGTAAACAACAAAGAAGACTGGCTGAATAATAAAAATAACTGCCAAGAAATTGGTATGATTGCTTACACAAATAAAAACTTATCTTACTTAAAAAGAAACGGTGGTGTAAGAACAGGAGATAGTAACGAAGTTATTGCAGGCATGTTAGCAGGATCGCACTTGTTGGGTGCAAGTGCTATGAAGAATTGGCGTAACGGTAAACGAGGACAAGCAGATGCTTACGGTACCACAGGTGATGAATACTATGCACTAGGAACCGCTGCAATCAAGCGCGGCACGGCAATTGTATAAGGTAAATACGTTATGAGCACAATAGAAAAAAATCTTTACAAAAGAGTTACAGTAAAAAATGCAGCGGTTCCTAAAACTAGTTCGCAAGGAAAGTCTTACAGAGGATTTTCTACTGTAGACATTAATAGGGATTCTTATGCATTGTTTGATCTTGAACTTATAAAACAAGATATCATAAATCATTTTCACATACGCCAAGGAGAGAAAATATCAGACCCTGAATTTGGTACTATAATCTGGGATGTATTATTTGAGCCTTTTACAGAAGATGTAAAAGAAGCGATAATACAAAATGTTACGGAAATCATAAACTATGATCCTAGAGTAAGTGTTAATACTATAAATGTAATACCTTATGAATCAGGAATACAAATAGAAGCGGATCTTGTATATGTTCCTTATAGTATTGCCGAAACACTACGCTTTAGATTTGACCAAGCAGCTGGCCTAGTATAATAGTAGCACTTTATCCGATACGATAAATATTATAACAAACAAGGAATAGCCATGTCATCTACAGATAGACAGAACAGATTATTAGTAACAGAAGATTGGAAAAGAATTTACCAATCTTACAGAAATGCAGATTTTCAAAGTTATGACTTTGATAGTTTACGCAGAACTTTGATTAATTATTTGCGTGAAAATTATCCCGAAGATTTTAACGATTACATTGAAAGTTCAGAATATCTTGCACTAATTGACATGATTGCATTCCTTGGGCAAAATCTGTCATTTAGAACAGATCTTAATGCAAGAGAAAACTTTTTAGAAACAGCAGAGCGCAGAGAAAGTGTTCTACGTCTTGCTAGACTTATATCTTACAATCCAAAAAGAAACCAAGCAGCAAACGGACTATTAAAGTTTGACTCTATCAAAACAACAGAAACATTGATAGACAGTTCCGGAACTAATTTATCAGGAATTACAATTAATTGGAACGATGCAAGCAGCAGCTCTTGGTTTGAACAATTTACACAAGTTTTAAATGCTGCACTTCCTCCTGATAACGGAATAGGAAATCCAGTAAAGTCTGATAATGTAGCAGGCATTCCTACAGAGCAATACAGATTAAATGCTCTTAACACAGATATTCCAAGATTTAAGTTTAGTAAAACTGTAGAAGGTTCTACAGTACAATTTGAAGTAGTTAGTACAGATGTACAAGCAGGCGAAATTTTAGAAGAGCCGCCGCTGCCTGGAAATAATCCTGCATTTATATTCAGAGATGACGGTCGCGGATCAGGAAGTAGCAATACT